GTTCTCATCGTGCTGATGTGAGGAAGGTATGACGAAGAATATGTTGCGTATTTTAGAGGCCGTTGAGGATCACTGGGCTATTCAGGGATATGCCCCATCGTACCGTGAATTAGCGGCATCTACCGGGTTAAAATCAGTCTCATCGGTAGCTGAGATTGTAAAACGGTTAGAGGCTGACGGTTTAGTGACGTTTAAGAAAGACCGGAAAAGAACCATAAAATCCTTGCGTAATTAAAGTCAACCCAGGTAAATTTGTATACTCAGTGGAACTTGTGACTTTTCCGCTGGTATATACCGGTACTGGAAGCAACCAGAACGGTAGATACCATGGTAGCTACCGAGGTTTTATTTTAGTTATCTCCTAAACCAGTAGATACCAACTGGTAGCTACCAGGGTAAAAAAATTTTAATTTTTCAAAAAAGTGAATCTTAGAAAAGCAGCCCAGGGCAGAGACTGTCAGATGCGGATTCCCGGTATCTGTAACTTCAATGCGGAAACCACCATTCTCGCCCATATACGGCGGGGCAATTCGGGGGGAATGGGACAAAAACCACCCGATGTCTGTGGCGTGCTGGCTTGCAGTGACTGCCATGACGCCATTGACCACCGTAACAACACGGGCGCTTATACGCCCGTTGAGATGGATACCATGATTTTGGATGGACTCTGCCGGACCTTAACCCTCTGGACTAAAGAAGAGCTGCTGTGAGCCTGGTCCTGGAAAAACTCAACGCCCTGCCGTCAGACCAGAAAAATGAATTGCTGGCGTTAATCGAAGAACTCGAAGATGCCAAACAGCGCGAAGCCGCGCAGATGAACTTCCTCCATTTCGTCAAAGCCATGTGGCCCGCGTTTATTGAGGGCGAACACCACAAGATCATGGCGAACGCCTTCGAGAAGGTGGCCGAGGGCGACAACAAGCGGCTCATCATCAATATGCCGCCACGGCATACCAAGAGTGAATTTGCCTCGTATCTGCTGCCGGCCTGGTTTTTGGGCCTGTATCCCGACAAGAAAGTGATTCAGACCGCGCATACCGCCGAACTCTCTGTAGGGTTTGGTCGTCGAGTGCGGAACCTTGTCGATAGCGACGACTACACCAAGATATTCAGCCGCACCCGCTTGCAGGTGGATTCGAAGGCTGCCGGACGCTGGAATACCAGCGAAGGCGGCGAGTACTTCGCTATAGGGGTCGGAGGGGCCGTCACCGGTAAAGGCGCTGACTTATTAATTATTGACGATCCGCACTCCGAGCAGGAAGCCGCCCTGGGCGATCCCTCGGTCTACGACCGCACCCATGAATGGTACACGTCCGGTCCACGACAACGATTGCAACCCGGCGGAGCCATCGTCATGGTGATGACCCGCTGGCATCAACGCGATCTGACCGGTCAGGTGATGAAATCATCGATCCAGCGTGATGGCTCGGATCAGTGGGAAGTCATCGAATTTCCTGCCATTTTACCGTCAGGACGGTCCGTGTGGCCGGAATTCTGGTCATTGGAGGAACTGGAGGCGCTGCGGAGCGAGCTGCCGGCGGCGAAATGGTCGGCCCAGTATCAACAAGACCCGACCGCCGAAGAAGGCGCACTGGTCAAACGCGAATGGTGGCAGACCTGGGAAGAAGACAACCCGCCTGCCTGCGAGTTTATTATCCAATCCTGGGATACCGCGTTCTTAAAGAAAGAGACCGCCGACTATTCTGCCTGCACGACCTGGGGCGTGTTCTATAAAGAAGACGAAGACGAGGGCCTGATGGCCCCGAACCTGATCCTGCTGGACGCTTATCAGGAACGCTTAGAGTTCCCTGAACTAAAGAAAGCGGCCTATAAGATGTGGCAGGAATATGAACCCGACGCCTTTGTGGTGGAAGCCAAAGCCGCAGGCTCACCGCTTATTTTTGAACTTCGACAGATGGGCATCCCCGTTTCGGAGTTCTCACCGTCCCGAGGCAATGACAAGGTTGCCCGAGTTAACGCGGTGGCCGATTTGTTTGCCTCCGGCAACGTCTGGGCACCGGAAACCCATTGGGCGGAACAGGTCATCGAGCAGTTTGCCGCCTTCCCGAATGCCGAACACGACGACTTAGTGGACTCTTCCACCCAAGCCTTGCTGCGGTTTCGCCAGGGCGGATTCATTAGCTTACGCAGCGACGAGGAAATGGAACCACTCGATATGGCCCGTAAAGCGGAGTATTACTGATGGTCGAAGGGCTGGCGTCCTTAGTTCCGCTTAATGTGCGAACTTTTTATAAAAACCTTATGCGGGATAGCGGTGACACTAGCAGTCTTATTACGCCGGAAGACCTTAGCCCCGAACAAGTTGAATTTATATACCAGGCTATAGAGGAACAAGATAAGAGAAATATTGAACAGGAGGAGCGCCTTAGACCGGAATTATCCAGTGAAATAGCTAGGCTAGAAGAAGGAACCGCACAACCTTCTTCTCCTCAAGGCGAAGCTCTTAGAGATACAAGAGGTATCGGTTGGTATGAGACGGAAGAGAGCGACCCGGAAGGCAGGGAGATAGTAGGGGAAATTGTTAGAGGCCGTCCGGGTAAACCAACGGTTACTTTGTACAAGGTAAAAAATCCATACGATGACGAAACCTTTTCAAAGAATGTTCAGGAAAGGCTGGATAGAGCTAAAGAAAGGTTAGATTCTTTTGAGCGAACTAGAAATAAAACCTCTGTACGGTTTTACGATAGACAAGGTGGTGAGGATGATTCAGCCGCAGGGCCGGGTTTTATAAACACGGTGATAAAGTCTTTCACGTCGCCCGCATACAACATAGGTACAACTTTAGGCGCGTTTAACGCTTTTAAGAACGAAGACGGTACGGTAACTATTAGAGACCGTTATAATTGGACCGGTCAAAAAGATGATCCCGAAGGGGAGCTGACCCTATCCCTTCCAGTCTTTATAGACCTATTAGAAGGGATACCCACTATGTTACGAAGACCGGAAGCTCTTGCTAACGCATTTATGCGACTTTTCGGTAAAGGAAAAAGCAGCCCTGTTGAGTTTACGTTGCCCCCTAGACAAGCAACTGAAATGCCGGAAGGCTATCGTGAAGGTGGAAGGACAAGACTAATTTGAGGATAAGATGGCTGAAAAGAAAAAGAAATGGGCCGCCCGCCTCGCGGAGGACTTTAAGCAAGAAAAGGAAGCTTGGAAAACAGCGCCAGGAAAGCATAAGAAATATTTGCTTCAGCAGAAAGAGCGCTTCTTTCCTCGCGCCCAGCCTAAAAAGAATAAGAAGGTCGGTACTGAAAACGGCCACGACATCACCCATGCCCGTGGTAGCGGGGCAGCGCGTCCTCAAAAGTTTAGGAAAAACGGTTAATGGCAATTGAACGACCTTTAACACCGCTAACGCCAGAGATTCCCCTCGAAGACATCGAGGTCGAGATTGAAACGCTTGAGGCGGTAGGTCCGGCCATGGTTACCGATACCGACGACGGTGGCGTTATTGTCGATTTTGACCCGAGCGCGGCTGGAGAAGAGGTTGATTTTTACGCCAATCTGGCCGACTCCATTGAAGACGATGAACTGATCGGCATTGCCAATGAGCTGATGGGACTCTATCGCGGTGATAAAGAGAGCCGCAGAGACTGGGAAAACACCTATACCCGAGGCTTGGATCAGCTCGGCCTCAAGCATGAAGACCGCACCCTGCCGTGGCCCGGAGCCTGCGGCGTATTCCACCCGATGCTGACGGAAGCCGTGGTGCGCTTTCAGTCACAAGCCATCACCGAAATCTTTCCCTCCGCCGGCCCCGTAAAAGCGGCGGTTCTGGGCAAACTCACCGACGAAAAAGAAGAACAAGCCATCCGGGTGCAGGACTACATGAACTACCTGCTCACCGAAAAGATGAGCGAATACCGCAACGAAACCGAACAACTGCTGTTCTCGCTGCCGTTGGCCGGGTCGGCGTTCCGTAAAGTCTATTACGACACCAACATGGGGCGTCCCTGCTCTATTTTTGTTCCCGCCGAAGACATGGTGGTCAGCTACGGTGCCTCCGAATTGACCATGGCCCAGCGTATTACCCATGTCATGAAGAAAACGTCGAACGAGGTCCGTAAGTTACAGGTCTCCGGCTTCTACCGTGACGTGGAACTCCCCGCCCCAAGCCCCGATATCTCCGATGTCGAGCAAAAATACAACGAATTGAAGGGCGATCAGATCAGTTATGACAACGATGATCGCCACACCATCCTCGAAGTCCATGTGGAGTATGACTTACCCGGCTTTGAGGACGAACGCGACGGTGAAGAGACCGGTATTGCCCTGCCTTACGTCATTACCTTCGATCTGTCCTCCCGCATTGTCCTCGCGATCCGCCGGAACTGGTTTGAAGACGACGAATTGAAGCAGGCGCGGCAGCATTTTGTGCATTATCAATACGTGCCGGGGCTGGGCTTCTACGGATTTGGTTTAATCCACATGATTGGCGGCTTGGCAAAATCAGCGACGAGCCTGATGCGGCAACTGGTGGACGCAGGTACGTTATCGAACCTTCCGGGTGGCTTGAAATCCCGTGGTTTACGCATCAAAGGCGACGATACCCCGATTATGCCGGGTGAATTCCGTGATGTGGATGTTCCCGGTGGCACCATCCGCGACAATATTTCCTTCCTGCCCTACAAAGAACCCTCTTCAACGCTGCACCAGTTATTAGGCAACATTGTTGAAGAAGGCAGGCGCTTTGCCTCCATGGCTGACCTGAAAGCGGCGGATATGAACTCCGAAGCTCCGGTAGGAACCACCCTCGCCATCATGGAACGGGCGCAGAAGGTGCAATCGGCGGTACAAAGCAGGCTCCATGCCAGTATGCGCCAAGAATTAAAGCTGCTTTCCAATGTGATTCATGACTTTGGCGAGCCAACTTATCCTTATGAGGTCGATGGGCAGGACTTAAAGGCCGAAGATTTTGACGACCGCGTTGATATCGTGCCGGTCTCTGATCCGAATGCGGGCACCATGGCGCAGCGGATTATGCAGTATCAGGCCGCGTTACAACTCAGCGCGTCCGCGCCGCAACTGTACAACATGCAGGAACTGCACCGGCAAATGTTGCAGGTACTGGGCATTCAGGACGTGGACAACATTGTGCCGAATGCCGCCGACATTAAACCGGCTGATCCGGTCTCTGAAAACATGAACATGATCAATGAAAGTCCGGTTAAAGCCTTCGAGTATCAGGATCACGAGGCCCATATCAAAGTCCATATGAGCGCCATGCAAGACCCCGAGGTCACGGAAATGGCGGGGCAGAGTCCAGCCGCCGAAGTCATCATGTCATCCCTCGATTCGCATGTACGCGAACACTTGGCGTTCCAGTACCGTCGTCAGATCGAACAGGAACTGGGCGCGGAACTGCCACCGATGGACGAGGAACTGCCGGAAGATATCGAGAAGCGGCTATCGACCATGGTGGCCGAAGCGGCGGAACAACTGCTCGGCAAGAAACAAATGCAGCAGGAGGCCGAAGAAGCCGCTGCACTGGCAGAAGACCCGCTCATTCAACAGAAAGAACGCGAGCTGGATATCAAGGAATCCGACGTGCAGCGTAAAGCCGAGGCCGACCAGCTCAAGACGCAGACGCAACAACAACTGGCGCAGCAGCGCACGGCGCTTGAGGTCGAGCGTATTAAGAGTCAGGAGCGCATCGCGGGAGCTGGACATGAAGCTCAAGAGAGGCTGTCGCAGGCTGAGATTGAAGCTCAAGAGAAGCTATCGCAGGCTGAATTGGCACAGAAAGTGGCGAGCGATCTGATGGACGCGGAAATGG